AATTGGCGGATCAGCTAACAGTAACAACAACTCCGCTTTTGCTGGCGCTATAAACGAAGTGTTAGTCGTGCCGACCACGTTGTCCACCACAGACCGTCAGAAACTCGAAGGCTATTTAGCTTGGAAATGGGGCCTGCAAGCCAACCTCCCAGTGGGCCATCCGTACAAAAACACACCGCCAACAGTATGACCGACTACCTAGTTTTTAGTACAGAGGCCGCTGCTAACACAGCGCTTGAGACGATCTATGCCAACATGGTTAGGGCCGTTAATGCACCTGACCCGCTGAATATGAAGACGGGCCAAGTGGTGCAGAAAGACGATCTAACCACCGATGAGGCGGTGAAAACTAGCGCTGATGACCGTCATTTCCCTGTGTTTGGAGTTAATGCTGCAACTGGCATAAAAGATTCTGAACATGGCTATACAACCGCGTGGGCAGTTGCGCAGGAAACTGTTTCCGGCTCATGGGTGTTCGTAAAACCTGATGACTCACTTATGGGTGACGTTGTGGATTACACAGTCGAGCCGTATGACCCGGCGTGGTTTCCATCGGAGGTTGTAGATTATGGGATATAGCAAGCGCCAATTTATCGAGCAGGCCTTCGACGAGATCGGACTGGCCTCCTACGCCTTTGACCTCGGGCCAGAGCAAATGCAATCTGCCCTTCGGCGCTTGGACACCATGATTGCCGCATGGAACGCCCTCGGCATCCGCCTCGGCTATCCTCTGCCATCCAGCCCCCAGGACAGCGATCTCGACGAGCAAACCAACGTGCCCGACAGCTCCAACGAGGCCATCTACAGCAACCTGGCAATCAAGCTCGCCCCGAGCTACGGCAAGCAGGTGATGCCCGACACCAAGGCTACTGCCAAAGAGTCCTACAACACGCTCCTGTCACGCGCAGCCATGCCAGTGCAGCAACAACTGCCCAGCACCATGCCGAGTGGGTCTGGAAACAAGCCATGGCGCGTCTATGACAACCCATTCATCCGTCCGCCCGTCGATCCGCTGTTAGCTGGCCAAGATGGGCCAATTGAATTCAATTAAGGAAAAACAATGCCAACCATCAACCAGCTCTCGGGCATCAGCCAAGTCTCTGGCGGCGATCTCTTGCCGGTCTATGTCTCCAACAACGGCGACGCACGCAAGGTATCGATCACGCAGTTGCTGCAATACTTCCAGCAGACGTTCGCAGCCCCGACCGTGGCCACCAACCTGTACACGCCAGGCACCGGCTTCAATATCACAGTGCCAACGCCCACCAGCGAACAGCAATGGATGGTGATCCAGCCAGCCGGAACTTTGGCAACTGGGACGATCACGCTTCCATTGAATACTGGTGTGCCTGATGGCACACAAGTGCTGGTTACGACAACTCAAATCATTACTGCTTTCACGCTGGCCTTGAACGGCGCAGCAGCAGCCTTCGGCGCACCGACCGCATTGGCAGCAAATGGGTTTTTCACAATGCGCTTTTATCAAGCCACAAATTCCTGGTATCGGATTGGATAATGTCAGCCTACGCCAGAAAAGAAGGCCAGAACCCTAAAGGTGGATTGAACGCAAAGGGAAGGGCCGCTGCAAAGGCCGAGGGCATGAATCTAAAGCCTCCTGTCAAGTCTGGTGACAATCCGCGCAGGGCGTCGTTCCTGGCCCGTATGGGTGGCAATGCTGGCCCTGAGTACAAAGATGGTGAACCAACCCGGCTGCTGTTGAGTCTGAGGGCATGGGGCGCATCGAGCAAGGCTGACGCACAAGCCAAGGCAAAGAAAATCTCCGCACGGAACAAGGCGAAGTAATGCAAATTCAGATATTGAACGGCATCTATGCTGACTCCACCCCAGAGTTGCGCACCTCCTACCCGGTCAACATGGTGCCAGTCCCAAAGCAGTCAGGCATCAGTAACGGCTTCTTGCGCCCTGGTGACGGCATCGTCGCCAACGGCACAGGCCCAGGCACAGACCGTGGCGGCATCAACTGGAACGGCATCTGTTACCGGGTCATGGGCACCAAGCTGGTGTCCGTGGCCAGCAACGGGGCGGTGACAGTCTTGGGCGATGTGGGTGGCCCGGTCAACACGCTGGTGACGATGGACTACAGCTTCGACCTACTGGCCATTGCATCTGGTGGCCGCCTGTATTTCTGGGATCCGGTCGCATTCACACTCACACAAAATACCGATCCAGATCTTGGAGTTGTGCTGGACGTGGCATGGGTGGACGGTTACTTCATGACCACCGACGGGGCCAATTTGGTCGTCACCGAACTCTCAGACCCCACCCAGGTCAACCCTCTGAAATACGGCAGCTCAGAGATCGACCCAGATCCAGTGGTCGCGCTCATCAAGCTGCGCAACGAAATCTATGCCCTCAACCGCAACACCATAGAGGTCTTTGACAACGTAGGCGGAGAGCTGTTTCCCTTCGCACGCATCGACGGCGCTCAAGTCCAAAAGGGTTGTCTTGGCACACATGCCTGCTGCATCTACTTGGAGCGCCCCGCATTTTTGGGCGGTGGACGCAACGAAGCCCCAGGCATCTACATCGGCGCAGCCGCCACCACACAAAAGATCAGCACGCAGGAAATCGACAACCTGCTCTTGACCTACACCGAGGCTCAGCTGGCTTTGGTCAAGCTGGAAGCACTCAACGACAAGAACCACCAGCACCTCTACGTCCACCTGCCAGACCGTACCGTGGTCTATGATGCATCGGCATCCGAGGCACTTGGCGATCAGGTTTGGTTTACCCTCACCAGCACGGTGGTCGGCTTCACCCAATACCGCGCACGCAATTTGGTCTGGTGCTACGACAAGTGGCTGGTGGGCGACCCACAAAGCAGCGCCATCGGCTACCTGGTGCAAGACACCGGCCACCATTGGGGCCAGCAAGTGCGCTGGGAATTTGGCACCATCATTGCCTACAACGAAGGCAACGGCGCAATCTTCAACCGCCTGGAGCTGGTCAGCTTGACCGGCAGCGTGGCGCTTGGCACCAACCCACAAATCAGCACCAGCTACAGCGTGAACGGCCTCGCATGGAGTCAAGATCGCAGCATCGCAGTTGGCACGACAGGCAACACCGCCAAGCGCCTCGCGTGGTTTCAGCAGGGCCACATGCGCAACTGGCGCATCCAGCGTTTCCGTGGCGACAGTGACGCTCACATCTCCTTCGTGCGCCTTGAGGCACAGATCGAGGCGCTGGCGTACTGATGGCTACCGCACCCACATCCCGCAGGCTCAACCTAACCCGCGACCAGCTCGCGGCGTTCCTGACCGACCAGCAGCAGATCCGCCAGTTCGAGCTGCTGTTTGCCACAGTCGATCAGTTGCAAGTCATCACAGGCACTGATTTCGAGTACCAGGCAGACACAGCAGCGGCCACCGCAAACGAGGCACTGGCTCAACTAGTGGCACTTGCTAAAGAATCGGCCATCAATTCCGCCTTGGCTGAAAACAAAGCAAATCAGGCATTAGAGCTACTCGACAACCTCACCAAGGCTGTAGAGGGCTTGCAAATGGCACCCCCGCCAAGGGAATTCAAACGCTCAAGATACGGCTCGTTCTACGACACCACAACCCAAATTGCGACAACGATCAACACGGCCAAGGCCATCACGTTCAACAACACAGATTTGAGAAATGGCGTGTATATTGGCACCCCGACATCGAGGGTGTACGTGGACACGCCGGGCATCTACAACTTCGACACCTCGTTTCAACTGGACAAAACAGCAGGCGGAACGGGTGAGTTCTTTTTTTGGTTTAGGCTCAATGGCGTAGACGTGCCAGAGAGTGCCAGTCAAATCAGAATTCAGGGCAACAACGCTGAAATTTTCTCATCGCTGAATTACTTTTTTGATCTCAAAGCCAATGACTATATTGAGCTGATGTTTTCGGTGAGCGACCTCACTGTCGAAATTGCTGCATTTCCTGCGGCTGCACCCCACCCAGGCATTCCATCCATCATTCTCACAGTTGCCAACAACATTGAAGGTGTCTTATGACCGTATCCATTAAAGTTCTGATCCCAGCAAAGCAGGCCGAGAATGCACAAACGACACAATACACCGCCACCAACTGCAAGGCCATCATCGACAAGTTCACCGTGACCAACACCAGCGCAGTCAACGTCACCATTAGCGTCAACCTAGTGACCAGCGGCGGCAGTCCAGGCGCTTCCAACTTGATCATGGACACCCGTGCCATCGCACCCGATGAAACCTACACCTGCCCCGAGCTGGTTGGCCAAGCACTCGAACCTGGCGGCTTCATCAGCACCATCGCCAGCGCAGCCACCTCGCTGACTATTCGCGCCTCGGGCCGCGAAATCACATAAAGGAGAAACAGCATGGACAAATTCATGATGATGCCCAAGGGCTTTATGGGCCTGCCGGTCGCAGAGGAATTCATCACCGCATCCGAAAACAAGAAGAACACCCAAATGGTCATCGACGACTGGATGCTTGGTCCCGAGAAACCAAGCAACGAGCCCACAGCCAACAAGGTCTATTGGGTCGCGCTGGGCAACGCCATGCAAGTGGACGAGAAAGAAGCCCGTCGCCGTCGTTGCTCAAACTGCGAGTACTACGACAACAGCACCATGACCCAGGCCAAGATGGAGCGCATCCCGCGCAACGATTGGGACACCGATGCCGGTTTCCGTGGCTACTGCAACAAATTCGACTTCATCTGCCACGACCTGCGCTCCTGCCAGGCCTGGGAAGAGCGCGAATTCGAGATGGATTGAACACGCCATGCAAATGTGGGACAATCGCCGCACTGAGCTGACCGAGCTGCCAGTGGCTCACCCTTCACAGGAGTGCCCAATGAGCAACATCACGACTCAGGAAATCGAAAAGCAAGTGTCAGCCGCGCACCTGCCGATCTATCGCCTCGAAGCCGAGCTGCTCAAGCTCCCACAGGTTGAGATGCCGATCGATCACGCCTTTTGCAATGGCCTCTACGCTCGCACCATGCACATCCCAGCAGGCACAGTCCTGACTGGCGCAGTGCACAAAGAGGAATCCTTCTTTTTGGTGCGCAAAGGCCAACTGATCGTCAGCACAGACAACGGCCCACGCACCCTTGGCCCAGGCGACATGAGCGTCTCCAAGATCAACACCAAGCGTGCTGGCATTGCTCTGACAGAAGTCGAAGTGACCACCTTCCACGCAAACCCCACCAACGAACAAGACCCGCACGCTTTGTGGGACATGTTCACAATTCCAGCGCCAGCACCAGCCCACGGGGTTGTCCAAACAGCGCACCTGGAGGAATCAAAATGACATTCGGACTATCTGGCGCAGCACTGGCAGGCATTGCCGTCGGTGGCGCGACTCTCGTTTCTGGTTACATGCAAGGAGAAGCAGCAAGCGATGCAGCAGCAATTCAAGGCCAAGCATCAGAGGCAGGCATCCAAGAACAGCGTCGCCAGTTCGACAAAGTTCAGGAGCTGCTCAAACCATACGCAGAAGCAGGCACAGGCGCACTCTCAGCGCAGCAAGCCTTCTTGGGTCTGCAAGGCCCAGAGGCAGAGCGTGCAGCCATCGAGCGCATCCAAGGCGGTCAAACCTTCCAGGCCTTGCAACAGCAAGGTGAAAACGCACTTTTGCAAACCGCATCCGCCACTGGAGGCCTACGTGGTGGCAACCTAAAAGGCGCATTGGCGCAGTTCAGGCCAGCTCTGCTCTCCAGCCTGATCGACCAGCAATATGGCCGCCTCGGTGGTCTTACCACCCTTGGCCAAAACGCAGCAACAGGCACTGGAGCAGCAGCACAGACCATGGGCACAAACGTGACCAACCTGCTCGGGCAACAAGGCGCAGCAGCAGCTGGCGCTGAGATCGCCCAGGGCAGAGCATTCGGCGCAATTCCATCGGCAATTTCAGGCGGCCTCGGATTATTCAGTGGACTTGGAGGTAAATTCTGATGCAACCCATCAACTACGGTGTCGAGATCCAAGACCCAACGCAATCGTTTTTGAGCGCCTTCCAAACTGGCGCGGCCATCCAGGACACTAGGCTCAAGCAAGAGCAGCAACAGCAGCAGATGGCCAATCAGAAGCTGATCCAAGAAGGCTTTGCAAAGCTGCGCCAGCCAGGTGCAACAGCAGCCGATTACGCCAACCTTGCCATGGTCTTGCCAGAGACACAGGCCAAAGCTGTGCGCGAGAGTTTCAGCATGTTGTCTGGCGAGCGCCAGCAAAACGCACTGCAACAATCTGGCCAGGTTTTTTCTGCCTTCAAAGCAGGCAAGCCGGAGATCGCCATCGGCCTTCTTGAGCGCCAGATCGAAGCCAAGCGCAACAGCGGAGACAACGAAGGGGCCATGTTCCTGGAGACCTGGCGCGACGTGGCCAAGGAAAACCCAAAGGCCACCGAAGATTATTTCGGCTTCACCATCTCGCAAATTCCTGGCGGCGACAAGGTAATTGAAAGCGCAGGTAAGTTGGGCGTCGAACGCAGGGCAGAAGCTGAAGCCAAGCCAAAATTGGCAGAACTTGAAGCCAAAGCACTTTCAGCTGGAGTGGCGGCAGAGTTTGCTCGACCAATGGCAGTTGCTGAACTTGCAAAAACCAAGGCGGAAACGCTTGCACCATCAGTTCGAGAATCAATCGACTTTTCTAATTTGCCACCAGAGCAGCAAAAAACATTTCAGTCGCTGCAAATCCTCAAAAAGCCACCAGCGGCAGTCACAAACGTCAACGTGTCAAACGTGGACAAGACAGCAGCAGCAGAGCTTGGAAAGCTGGTTCCTGATCTTTACAACCAGGCAAACTCGGCAGCAATACAACTCAGCGATCTACCACGCTACAAGGCTGCATTAGATGCGGCAATTACCGGTCCGTTTGCAGAGCAAAGGCTTTCGACTGCACGTGTTGCCAGCGCCTTAGGTTTTACTGGTGACAAGGCTGTAAACGCCACCAGAGAGGTAATTCAAGGCTTGTCTGAAATGGCTTTGAAGTCTCGCACCATGCTGACAGGCCAAGGCCAGATCACAGAGGGCGAGCAAAAGCTGTTGATTAAGGCTCGAAGCGGTGACATTGATTTCACCAAAGGTGAACTGAAAACCATCTTTGACGTTTCTGATCGTGCAGCCAAAGCGCAGTACAACCAAAGCCGGAAATTGCTGGAGTCGGCAGCCAAACAAAGCCCAACCGCACAAATGTTTCTGGAAAACATGCAACCACTTGCCACGCAAGAAGCTCCAAAACCAGCGGCGGCACCAGCGCAAGCAGCGCCAGCAGCAGCCGTCCCAGGTATGCCAGCAGGTTTCCGTGTGATTCAAAGAGGCCAATAAATGGCAATCTACAAAGTCGAAGCACCAGACGGCAGCATCATTGAGCTGGAAGGCCCAGCAAATGCAACTGACGCCCAAATTGGACAAGCAGCGCAAGCCGCATTTGCCCAGCGTCAAACCTTCAACGTGCAAACAGCCCAAGGGCAAAACGTTGCAGTGGATGTGCGCTTTCCAGAGGCAGCGCCAGCTCCAGCACCACAGACTCAGCAACCAGGTGTTTTGCAGGAGATTGGCCGACAAGTCGGCCTGACAGGACGTGGGGCAATTGAAGGCGTTACAGGCTTGGCTGGAATCGTGATCGACCCGGTAACAAGGCTTGCAAACATTGCATTGCCTGCTACTGCACAGATCCCAACCATGCAGCAGGCCACAGCCCAAGTGTTGGATACGGCAGGATTCCCACAGCCACGAAATGCTGTAGAGCGCATGGTGAACCAAGCAGTTCAAGGGGTTTCAAGTGGCGGCGGAATGGCCGCAGCAGGTCGTGTCGCTCAAATGTCGGCAGCACCAGTGACAAGCGAAGTCGGAAGAATGTTGGCCGCGCAGCCGGTAGCACAGATGGCCGGTGGCGCAGGCGCAGGCGCAGCAGGTCAAGCAGTCCGTGAAGCCGGAGGCACACCAGCCGGTGAGATTGCGGCCAGTCTATTGGGCGGTGTAGCCGGTGGTGCAGCAGCATCCCGAGCAATGGCCCCAAGAGTTGCACCAACAACGCCAACAGTTCAACCCATTGTGGAAGAAGCTAGTCGCCGTGGCGTTCCTGTCATGACCTCTGACGTTGTACCACCAGAAACCTTTATTGGCAGAGCAGGACAACGCCTGGGCGAGCGCATTCCAGTTGCAGGCACTGGCCCACTCCGAGCAGAGCAACAGCAATCCAGGATTGAGGCCGTGCGCAATGTGCTGCGGGACTTCGGGGCAGACGATGCGGCCAACCTCAGCGACGACATCATGAAGGACTTGGCTACAAAAAGATCTGCTGAAATCCAAAAATATGCCAACTCCAAAAAGGAAGTCATCAATCGCTTGGCAGACAAAGGCGAGGTTCCTGTGCCTCGCGCATTGGCGGCCATTGATGATCAGATTGCCGACTTGACCAGACGACGCACAGATGGCTCGGACGAAGCAATTCAACGACTTCAACAAATCAAAACAGATGTGCAGGATCGTGACCTGTTTCAAATAGAAGCCTATCGCCAAGATGAGTTGGCCAAAATTTTTATGGATGACCCGGCTCGACCAATGAGCATTGCAGCGCGTGATGCTGGTGAAAAGGCACTGCGTGCGATTTACGGGCCAGTTCGTGAAGACATGATTGACTTCATCAAGAAAACTGGCGAGCGCCGTGATGTTGATAAATTCATGGTCGCCAATAAGCGCCTGAGCGAAACTGCAAACGAGTTGAAGATGGCTTCTCTCAAGTCTGTTCTCAAGTCTGGAGATCAAACACCTGAGGTTGTTAATCGACTTTTGTTTGGCCAAAAGCCAAGTGAAATCCGCCAGCTTTACAACGGATTGACACCAGCAGGCCGAGCCAATGCACGCGCCTCAATCTTGGCTCAAGCTGCCGACAAAGCCAAGTTTGAACTTCAAGACGGAACTAAGATGTTCAGCCCTGAAAAGTTCAACGCCGAAATCAAACGCTTGCAGCCACAAATCGGCATTTTCTTCCGTGGCGACGACTTGAAGCAAGTTGAAGGTTTGTCTCGCGTGCTCAACCTGACACGCAGGGCAGGCGAGGCAGGGGTGGCAACAGCCACAGGCCAGGAGACAGTGCCATTTGTCGCAGGAAGCGCTTTGCAGAGCTTCCTGGGCAGCTTTGGCGGCACTTTGGCAGCGGCTGGTGGTATTGGCCTGACAGCTCGCATCTACGAATCTGCGCCAGTGCGAAATTTGATGATGAAGCTAGGCACTACCAAGCGTGGATCAGCCGAAGAAGCAGCCATTGCAAAGCGCCTGTTGACCACCATCCAGACACAAAGCGAAGCCATCCAGACACAAAGCGAAGCCATCCAATCCAAGGCGCAAGAGGCAGCAAGATGACGCATTGCCACCCGTGCAGCCTTGAGCGACAATCCACCATCCAGGAGAACCAATAAATGTCCGCACTCTCGATCCAAGTCCCATTTCCGGTCTTTCAAGGCCGTGATGGGCAGCCACTGGAGAACGGTTACGTCTGGATTGGCGTAGCCAACCTGAACCCACAGACAAACCCAGTCGTGGTGTATTTCGATGCAGCCCTCACCATCCCAGCACCACAGCCACTGCGCACGCTTAACGGCTATATCTCACGCGCAGGCACACCAGCCCAGATCTACGTCAATGCCGTGAATTTCAGCATCTTGGTGCAGGACAGCAAAGGCTCGATGGTCTACAACTTCCCAGATGGCACCGGCATCAGCCCCAATGCTTGTGGCGTTGAATATGACCCCCCATTTGTCGGCGGAGTGCCAACACCTGTCTGCGTAAAACTTGAAGAGTTCGTCAGCATTTTGGACTTCGGTGCAAGTCCAACAGCATCCACCGCAACAAACGCTGCGGCGATTCAAGCCGCCTTTTCCAGCGGAGCTGCCTATGTGACTGTCCCAGAGGGAATATTCGACTGCGGAAACACAGTCATCAGCCTTGACCATGACAACTTCACTTTAGTTGGTCTTGGCACTGTCTCGGTCAACAAAACAAACAACACATTCACATCGGGGCCAGTCATCAAGGCCACCATCGCATCAAACGGCTGTGATGGCGTCAGCTTAAAAAACATTGGTATCGACACCAAGCTGGCTGCTCTGACAGAGGGCATCGTGATCGTGAACTGCCAAGACGTTGTGCTTGAAAACGTCACCGTGATCGGCTCAGACACGAACAACCACTGCTGCCTAATCGAACAAGTTCAAAACTCCAGCACCAACGGATTCACATCCTACGGTGGTATTCAGGGTTTTGCGATCAAGGCCGTGGATTTCTTCGTGAATGATGTCACCAGCTACGACACCATCACCTACGGATTCACAGCGCGATTCTCCCCTGGCGCCTTTTGCAACAACGGCTTCATCAACAACGTCAATCTGCAAACAAACTTACGTGCGCGTAGCGGTGGCTTCATCTTGATGAACGACCAAAGTGGCGCTGCAATGAGCGACATCATCGTCAACAACGTGATTGTGGAAACTTGCGGCAACGGAATCTACATCACCAACAGTGGCAACGCAACGAAGGCCACGCGCATCAAGTTCTCGAATGTCATCTTGCGTGATATTCCAGACTTTGCGTTCCAGACTTTTGGAAACGTCGACTCCATCAGTATCGACGGCATTGAATTCAAAGACTGCTCTGGCACCATCTTCACGAATCAAGCCACAGGAACCACTCGCCTGACAGTTTCAAACCTCAAGCAAGACAACTCTAATATTGCCATCATCTCAGGCAGTGGTCACATCTTCAACGCTTGGGAAAAAGCAGGCGGTGGCGGGTTTTTTGGTCAAAACACATCGGCCAACTTACAGTATTTCGATATGGACGTGACAGTCACGCCATTCGTCAACATCACCGACATCAGCGGAACTGGAACCATTGCCAGAAAGGTTGAATTTCCCAACGATGTGTTTATCCCAACAAACGGTCTTTTATACCCGATGCGCCTCCGTGCTGATCGAGTTAGAACTATCGCTGACACACTTGCTCAAAACAATGTGCGTTTGCTTTTCAACTTGGCGTCAACATTTGACAACGTGGCTGAAATCACGTTAAGCGTCTTGTCCGGTGTTGGCCGTCAATCAGCCAAGTATTTGATTTGCGGAACTACAGTCACACTGCTCGGTGGAAGCACAGGAAATACTAACGTGTTTGAAGTTGTTCTCAGTGGAAATGAAGTTCGTTTCCGGTGGGTATGGGCTGCAACAGAAACAGTCTATGTCGATGCAATTTATTCACTGTTTGGTGAAGACGTTTAATCTAAATGCTGGAGGCCGAAGTCATGGCGGATGGGAACGAGATCGATCTGGTCAAGTATGGTGTGCTTTGGCAGAAAGTCCAGGACATGGACAAGAAAGTGGACAAGATGGAACGCAACGTCGAAGAGCTGCTGGCGCTGGCCAACAAAGGTCGCGGCGGGTTTTGGATGGGCATGGCCTTCGTTTCCTTCATTTCCAGCGGCGTAGGCTTCGCCCTGAGCTGGCTCAATAGATAACCATGTACAAGCTCGGCATACGCTCTAAGCAGCGGCTCAAAGGCCTGCACCCAGACCTGGTAAAAGTCGTCGAGCGTGCCATTGAAATCAGCACGGTTGACTTCACAGTTCTGGAAGGCCTGCGCACACCAGAGCGCCAAAAAACGCTTATGGAGGCAGGAGCAAGCCAGATCCTCAACTCACGCCACATCACCGGCCATGCCGTGGATCTGGGCGCTTGGGTTGAGGATGAAGTGCGCTGGGACTGGCCTCTGTACCATAAGCTGGCGGCAGCCATGAAAGAGGCAGCCAAGCAAGTCAATGTGCCAATCGAGTGGGGCGGCGATTGGCGCAATTTCAAAGACGGCCCACATTTTCAACTACCAAGGAAATACCTATGAACTCAACTATCATCCAAGCCATTGTTCGCCACCTCATGACAACCGTTGGCGGCGGCTTTCTTGTGTCATTTGGAATCACCGGAACAACGCTTGATGCCGTAGTCGGCGCAGTCACAACGCTGGCCGGTGTTGCTTGGTCCCTCTACGACAAGCGCAGCACCTAACCTGCTGGTTTTCCGAGAGTTGTACGGCTGCGGACGCATATGCATATGCCAGCATCATCAGGGTTTCGTGGGTCATGTTGGCTCCTTTGGTGCGCCTAAATTACGGATAAGCTCGATGCAGTCGCTGGCGGTAACAACGCGCTCCCGGCATTCATCGTCAATCGCTTCTTCTGCTTCCGAGAGGGCAACCCCATAGCCGCGCTTGTAATGCGTTTCTGCTGGCACTGAGGTTGATAGCTGCTGTTCAAGCAGCGCGTCGTGTTTTCCAACCCAATGGGCTACTTGCTTTGCGTACAGGTTTGCAGCATCGCGCTCTACCTCTAGGGCAAGGGTCAAGGCGTTGATGCTTTCTTTGGCTTCGTCGAGCTGGTTACATAGTTTGTTCACCATGGCAACGCTAACGGGCGTACCAGTCATCTTGCAAAGGGTTGCAGCCTCTCGTGCTTGTGCTGTTGTTGCGGTCATGTCGGCTCCTTTGGTGCGAATAAAGGGCGGACTTCGTACACTGCTTTCCCCATGTAGCGATACGCTTGTAGTTCCCGCACTATTTCATTCACGGTTGACCCAATACGCGCCTCAATAGGCGTCCATTTTTGTCCGCCCGCATCTGGGTTGCCTCCGGGATTTGTCCAGCGAAATTCGTAGCCAGCAGGCTCAAGTGCCTCCGCGAGCGCATCGGACAGGGCTGCGCGAGCATCCTCTTGTTTCGTCTGGTCGTTAAAGGCTGCTCGCGCAAGCACATCTGCCAGCGCCATAAATTCATCGTGTTTCATGTTGGTTCCTTTGGTGCGCACAACGTGCTGATGTCAACCCCTGCTCGTAGTGCCGCGTTCTCGGTTGCAAGGCTGGCGCTTGGAGCGGACCACGCCTCCATCATCTCAGCCTCTTTGGACCACGGTGCAAATGGTAGGCTGGTGCTTGGAGCGGCCTGCCGAGTCAAATTTGCAAGGATCAATGCTTGTAAATCAGAGCTACCGAATTGGCTTTGCGGCTCAGGGCCAGTGTTGGGAGCGGCCTGTGGTTGCACTTCGATTAGTGTCCCATCAGGTTGTTCCTCCATGTGTCTAGTGCTTGGAGCGGCCATCTTGCAAACCAAACAATCTTCGCCAGGAAAGATTCCCTTCCATCCGCAGACATTGCACAAATCCATTGCCTGCTGGTCGTAGGTGCTTAAAGCGGCCAGATCCAAAACTGCGTGTAGTCCGTCAATAACCTTTTCGCAGCCATTGAAAGCGGCGAGCATTTGTTCGTCTGTTGGTGTTGTTGTGTGCATTACGCACCTCCCCATGCGACCAGCAAAGCCGCCATGCTGACACCAATTGCGAAAGCCAAGGCATAGGGTGCCACGCGCTCCCAAAGCGGCTCCTTGCGGCCATATCCCTGCACCCAGGTGCAGTCTGCAAAGTTACGGGGTGTTGTGTAGTTCTTCATGTCGTTTTCCTTGGTTGGTGGTCCGGGACAATCCCCGTCACTGCCCGCTGTCACCAGGCAGGGCTGGGGCCGTAGCCCCGGTTGGTTTAAGCAAATTTTTCAATCATTTCTGCGTTTGTCATGTTTTCTCCTTAAAACTTTATTTTGCTTGCATCATTCCATGTCTTATTTTGTATTGCACGGTCAAAAGAAATCATCGCCCTTGTTAAGAAAGCAATATCTTTATGCTCACGCCACAAAACGTGCCATCCTTCTGAAACATAAAGCGCAGACAAAAGCCTTTCTAAATGAGTCATTTTTTCATCTTAAATTTGGCAAAAAGTGCCACTATATTCACCAACCAAACGGATTGATAAAACCATTACATTATCAATAACCAATGATTTTTCATCACTGCTTTTTGCAAAACGAATTGCTGTCAAAACTTTTTTGGCTTTTGCGCTGTTTTTGTATGTGACTTCGTAGACGTTCATTTTTAGCTCCGTTGCGTTGTTGATGGCTCAAGTATAACTCAATTTCCCACAATCTCACACATTTATTTTATAGGGACAAACCCTTATATCGCAGTGATCTCCACATCATGCGGCTTGCGCTTGCCATCCAGCAGCTCATGCAGGCGTTTCTCGGTCAGGCGGTGGCAGCGAATCATGGTGCGTGCAGGCAGCACATCCAACAGCGCGGCGTAATCCTCCAGCACAGCACGCACAGACTGGATGCCAGCACCATCCAGCCGGATCGCGCCCCCGGCAGTGTTGCGGCGGCCAGCATGGGCCATCGCGGTGATGGCATCCATCAGCAGGCTGGAAGCGTCCTCGCAGACTTTCATCTCCACCACCAAGGTCTCCATCAGGTTGATCGCATCAGACACCACCCGCCAGTCGTCAGTCGTAGGGTGGTCTCCCTTCTCCATCGCGGCCAGTCCCTCATACATGCGCGTGAGCTGGTGCGTGCGGTACTCCAGCGGCAGCGGCTCGGTGGGGCTGGCCATCATCTCGTCAAGAATGGTGTAGTGCTTGGGCCTTTGGGCCGGGCGCTTCTTCCCGGCCTTCTTCACACGAACCCCCGCAGATCGGGCGCTTTCCACCTGGGCGGCTTGCCGATCTTCCCGCCTTCCAAAATCACAGGCTTGCCGTCCACCAGCTTGGCATCGTTGGAGTCCAGCACAGCAGCATCAGCCCCCGGCTTGTCCATTTCGGCCATGTAGGCTACGCCATTGCCAGTCACCTCGGTGACGCACAGCGCGTCCAGCGCATCGGTGCGAAGGTGCACGGGGATGTAGACGAATTGCTCTCGGCGCTTCAGTTTGCCAGCAAACCATTCAAGATCTGTGCGCGTGCGCTCCAGCAGCTTGCCGTAGCCTTCAGAGTCGCTGCGCAGCGCCCCCAAGAACTCGCAGAACTCCTCAAGGTGGCAGCCAATCTGCACAGACAGATTTTCGGTGTCAGGCTCTTTTCCGCAGGCCTTCAACCAGGCCTCGGTGCGTTCGTAGTTCGTCATGCCTTCACCTTTTCTTGTCGTGCCAGTTCCAACTTGATGCAGTGCAAGATCTGCGCTGCCAGCGTTCGGGTGTTGGCCTCGGCCATCTTGCGAAGCTCACGCTCCACATCGGCAGGCAAGCGCAACGTCATGTAACGGTCTTTGATCTTGTCGGTCATTCGACAATCCTCCAGTCATCGGACAGCACATCATTCACGCTTGGAACCCATGTGCTGACGGTCTCATTGACGTTCTTGATGGCCATATAGGCGTTGTATGGAACCATCGCGCCTTCGCCGAAGTGGCTCTTGGCCGCGCCTGTTTGCACAGGGTAACTGTTGGCCTGGACGTAATAGGCGAACATTCCTTTTCCATTCCAGCCAGAGCGAGCGACCTTCTGGCCAGCTTTCATGGCTTCGATGGCTTGGCCAAACGTCATGCCTTCGCATGGACGGTACACCAGACCGAAAACATCAGCAGGCGACCAGCTAACGTAACCTGCGTACAGGTCGGTGTTGGCTTTGCCGCCATCCACGTATTCGACAATGTAGCCTTCATCGGCCCCGTTCTCATCGGATGGCAAAGTCCAGCCTCGGAAATCGTTGTAGGCCTGCCGTGTCATTGGCTTGGCGTTGATCAGTTTTGTACCAATGTAGCGTTTCATCAATCGGTCCCCCCAGCGTTCAGCACTTCTTCAAACATGCCCACAGTGGCCCCGGTACCAGCCAGTTCGATAGGGTGGCCGCTACTCAGCAACTTGACCAGATCATCCTGGGATGCCACCTCGACATCAAAGCAGGCTTGGGCCACATGCCGCATGGCCTGCGCCTGGTTTGCGGCCCTTACGAGTCGGTGGCGGTTGCTCTCAATGTCGGTCACGACATAAATTCTTGTGCTCATTTTTCACTCCAAATTTGTGATGGTTACAAAGGCCTGAATTTGCCTCTTTGCATCTTCAGCACCCTTGCACACTTTAACACAATAACCCACTTCTTCCAGATATTTCATCCAATCCTTTTGCTCGGAACTCACGCTCCCACCCTTCGTGCGCTTCATTTCAATCCACAGTTTCCAAGCAGGGATGAACAGGTCAGGCACGCCACTGCTCACGCCTTCGGCCTTCAAGCGGCCAGCGGTGGCCGGACTGCGAGCGCCACCATTGGGAATCGCAAAGATCCGCACCCCTTTGTAATTCTGGCGAAACCAGCGCACCAGCTCGCGCTGCTCCTCATGCTCGGTCGGTATGCGCTCGGCGGTCAAAACGGAATCTCCTGCATCCACTGAGGACAGACATCCACGGCCTCGGCAAACTCTGCTGGCGGCTTCATGAAGAACTCCACACACATGCCATCGACCCCGTAGTGCTCGCAGGTGTGGCAGCACCGTGGAGGCCCAGCGCGATCCCACTCTCGCCACTGGACCAGGAACTCGGGTTCGGGTGGCCTGCTCATTTCAGACCCCTTTGCATTGCCTTCACCCAGCACCGCGCTCACGCATGCCCATTACCGCCACTTTGCCGACAGTGCCGCGCCCGGCCTTGAGCTTCTTGCCTTCGTGCTTGTTCGCTTCTTTGCCACCGATGTAGGTTTCGTCGATTTCAACGATTCCGGCAAGCATGGTCGGATCATTGCCGCAAGCCTCACGCAGGCGCTGCAAGACGAACCATGCCGACTTCTGAGTGATGCCGATTTCTTTGCTCAATTGCATGCTGCTGATGCCCTTGCGGCTGGTCACAAGCAGGTACATGGCGTAAATCCATTTGTGCAGCGGCACATGGCTGCGCTCGAAGATGGTGCCAGTGCGGACGGTGAAGTCCTCCTTGCACTGGTTGCATCGGTAGTAGCCGCCTTTGCGCACAGTGATGCGCTCACCGAGGCCGCAAACAGGGCACCGCACGCCTTTGGGCCACAACCGGCCCTCAAGGTACGTTCGGGCGCTTTCGGCGTCTGGAAAGAGCTTAAACAGCTCGAATGTGCTGATGGTGATCTTGTCGTTCATTTTTTGAATTCCAGCCAGTCATTGGCTTCGCGGGCCAGCCGCATTAATCGTTTTGCAAGGTCGTGCACAGGTACGCCGCGAGCCAGCTCGTACCGCTGGAATTCTTCGAGTGTTTCGGGTGCCGCGTTGATGTCTGTAAATCCGTCGCCGCGTTCAATCGTGAACTGCGCGCCGCTCAGGTGTACAAGGCGGTCGCCTTCGCGCCGCCATGCCTTGTGCCAGTTGTAATGTTTACCGGTCATTCGTCAATTTCAACGAACTCGGTGTCGATGCCAGCGTCGCTCACCGTGAAGGTCTGAGTGCAGCCATGAACGGAGTCGTAAGCCTTGATTTCAATACCGGCATCGTTGCCTTCTGACAGCGAGAACTCGGCTTCTGCGGCCCAGGCGCGAAGCATCGAGGTGTCGAAGTGATCTCCGCCCAACTTGTGGTTGTCAACCAGAAATGCGTGTATTTCTTTGAGGCCAACGGCGTTGATGGTTTTGATTGCTGCTTGCATTTGAAGTCTCCTTGGAGAACCAGCTACCGGCTGGCGTCGGTTGGCAACTTGTTTGCTGCCATGTGTGTATTGTATTCGCTTTAAATGAGGGAGTCAAGTATCTTTTACAAGGTATTTTTGACTTTCCGACGAACGGTAGTTAAGTATATAAATCCCTTGCTAAACGCCATGTCAATTTGTACGAATTGACTTTTTGTTTGTTTGACGCACTCCATGCTGCTTTGTTTGCTTTGTTACGATCAGGATTAGCTGCCCTCCATTTGGCGCTTGCCTCTTTAGCTTTTTCAGGGTTAGCCAATCGTCTTTCGGTA